TAATGATTGTAGAGTATCGTTAGAAAGACCAATGCAGTTGCTAAAGGTCTTTGAAGACGCAGGTAAGAAGGCTGAAAAAGAAGATAGATTTTTATCTTGGAAAGTTCCTATTACTAACTTTCCAGTAGTTCAAAACTATACTGAAGGTAATGTTAGAAAGATATGGGTTCAGTATGGTCCACCGCAAGAAGAAAGAAGTACAACAGGGTATTATGAAAATACACTTCAACTTAATATTTGTTTTATTGAAGATGTAAAGCCTTCCAAAGGTAAACAGTCACAAGGCGCTAGTCCTAATATTATTCACAGTCTAGATGCAGCACACTTGTCGATGACAGTTAGTCAAGCACCATTTCCAATTACAACTATTCATGATTCTTTTGGTTGTTTATTAGGAAATATGCCTGAGCTGTTTACCTTGCTTAGAAAAACCTTCTTAGAGTTATATCAGACAGACCCTTTAACATTAATTATGAAAGACATTGGAGGTAACTCAAAAGAAGTTAAATTAGGCACTTTGGATCTTACACTTATTCTTGATAGTGAATATTGTTTTTGCTAGGAGACTAAAATGGTTGTGTATAATAATTTTGAAGAGATGTTTCAAGATTATGAAAGAGGGCTAGTTCCTTTGTGTGTATTAGAAGAGACTGCAAAATCTTTAATTTATGTTTGTGATTTGCCAATTGAAAGCTTCAAAACACCTGAGAGTCTACTGTTACGAGAAATTATTGATATTCGTAAATCTCTCAAAGATTCTGATTATTCTTTTGAAGACAGTTTAGGCGGGCTTATTCATTTATGTGAACATCCAGAAGATTTGTTAGAAGTAAAGAGTTCTCATTTATCTTGGGAAGCGGATAACGAGAATTTAATGCCGAATATTACTGTAGATTTAGATTTAGCATTTGATGATTGTGGTTATGTAAATCGAGATATTAATACAAATTGGGCTGTATTTTTATTTTGTACAAGTAACGCAGGCGGACCTTTGTATTATATTCATAGATCTTTGTGGAAAGAAGGCAATGTAGAAAAACATATTTCATATAATTCTTTTTGAGGTTATTATGCTTATTACAATGAAGTCTATTCTAAGTGGGATTGAGAGAACAAAAGATTTAGCTGTTACTAAAGAACAATATGATAATTGGGCTGTTAAAGGTATGTTGATTCAACAAGCAATGCCGGATCTACAGCCAAGTGAACGTGAATTTATTCTAACTGGCATCTCAGAAGAAGAATGGGATGAAACTTTTAAAGATGAAGAGGAAAACTAAATGACAACTATTACTGTAGATGCTAATTCACAACTTCCCAAGAAAAACGAAATGAAACTTATCGTATCTCTTGGTGGTAGTCGAACTGATAATTGTATTGTACTTCCATTAACAATAGAGCTTATTGAACTCTTTTCAAAAGCTGAATCAGTAGAACGAGTTGTAAGTTGGGATGGTGTCAGAAAATACACTTATGTAGCAAAAAATTATCTTGATTTACATATTGTGCAGGAGACATCTATTGCTCCAGTTCCAGTTCTAATCGAGCGTGAAAAAGCAAATACAGAAGAAAGTTAAACGTTTAGTATTGCTAAGCCCGTTGATTTAACCCTCTCAGAGGGACTTAACTTTCTTCAAGGAACTATATGCCGATTATTAAAGACTCTGAACTTTGGTTTTGTAAGCTAGACCCTGCTCGTCCTAACAACAAGTTTAATAAAACAAATCCTACATGGGAATGTCAGATTAGGACTACAGACAAAGCTGTTAAAAAAGCTTGGGAAGAAATGCAGCTAGCTGTTAAAGCTATCGTGCCTGATGAAGGCGCTCCTTACTTTCGAGTAAATCTACGAAAGAAGAGTATCAAAGAAGATAGCGAAAAAGCTGGTCCAATTAAAGTAATTAATGGCAAGCTAGAAGATATTGATCCTAATACTATTGGCAACGGGTCAGTCGGCAATGTTCGTATCTTTCAATATGAGTATCCAAAGAAAGATGGAAGCAAAGGTATTGCTTCTGTTTTAATGGGAATTCAGTTGACTAAACATTTAGTATATAAAGCTAAACCACGGAGTGATGAGTTTGGTGAAACAGAAACAGAAGTGATTAGTGATGAAGATGAAGCGACTGCAACAGATGACTTTTAATTAATTAGATTGGGACTACTCTTGAAGAAAGGGTAGTCCCTTTAAAATTTAAGGATTGTTATGCGTTTTATTTATAATTGTTTTGAGCTTAGAGAAGATGATACTATGCATATCTCGAGAACAACTATTAATATTGACGATATTAAAGAAGAGTATGTAACACATCCTAATTATGTATCCGTATTTGATACAAGGTTACCTAAGCATAGTCATGATTTAAAAACTGTAATTGATTTAGAAGAATGGCGTGTTGTTCTTGAAAGAGCCTCTGCTTGGAAACCTGAATATTTAAAGGATAAAAAAGTGGAATCAGATGTACCTTTTACTACATTTAAAACTCAAAGTATTGAATCTCAAGTAAATCCGCGTCATTATAAAAATTATATTGATGATTATCAATGGCTTGATGCAATGTCTAGAATTCCTAGTTTTAGAGAGCCTGCTATATTTAAAGGTGCTTTAGAATTACAAATACGAAAATATTTAGATCGTAAAGGCCAAAAAGACGCTGATCTACAAGAATTAAAGAAAGCTTTATTTTATCTTCAGTATCAAATCAAATACATTGAGAATGGAAACAAACCTGTATCTGCAGAAGATGTGCATGCATCATTGAAGTAATAGGATTATTAATGAGATTAATCTTTGATATAGAATGTGATAATCTTTTAAATCAGTGTACAAGAATGTGGGTACTAACAGCTTATGATCTTGACACTAAAAAGATGCACATATTTAAAGAAGGTGACCTTGGCTGGAAAGAGCTTTTTAATAAAGCAAAGAAAGCAATAGGTCATAATATATTAGGATATGATGTCTTTGTATTAAAGAAGTTATTTGGATATGAGTTTCCAAAAAGTTGTGATTTGCAAGATACTCTAATTTTTTCTCAAGTTTTAGACTATAAGAGATTTGGGACAGGTGGGCATAGTTTAGGTCGTTGGGGTGAATATCTTGAATTTCCAAAAGGTGACTTTAATGATTGGTCTAAGTTAACTCAAGAAATGATTGATTATTGTGTACAAGATACGTTACTAACAGCAAGAGTTTATGAAATTCTTATAGATGAATATAAAACACTTCTAGAAAAAGCTCCTACTTTAAAATACTATTTAAGAGCTGAACATGCAACAGCTAAATGGGCCACAGAAGCTAGTCTTCATGGGTGGCCGTTTGATATTAATGCAGCACAACAATTACACACAAAACTTACACAAGAAATGGATAAAGCTTATTTAGCCTTATCAGCTAAGCTAGGTATGAAGTGTATTGCTGTTGATAAGAAAAAAGGTATTGTAGAATATAAGCAACCTAAATGGACTAAACAAGGTTGTTATGATTTGCATACTTCAAATTGGTTTAATATTGATCCCTGGTCTGGTTATGAAGGAGAGGAAAGACTTGTTGTAGGGCCGTATTCCAGAGTTGAGTTTGAAAAATTAAGTTTAGATTCAGTTGCCGATGTTAAGATGTTTTTATATCGAAACGGATGGGAGCCTACTGAATGGAATTTTAAAGCAGATGAGACAGGTAAGAAAGTAAAAACTTCACCTAAAATTTCAGAAGATAGCTTAGAGTTCTTAGGTGGAGATGGTAAGTTGTATCTCGAATTTTTAACAACAAAATCAAGATTTGGGATTTTAAAAACATGGATTGAAAATACAGACGAGAAAGGAAATTTACATGGAGATTGCATGGTCATCGGTACTCCTAGTATGCGCAGTCGTCATTCTATTATTGTCAATGTACCTTCTGCGGACTCTCCATGGGGTAAAGACATGCGTCAGCTCTTTACGTGTTTACCAGGATGGAAATTGGTCGGATGCGATTCAGCAGGTAACCAAGCTAGAGGTCTTGCTCATTATCTTGGCGACGCTCAGTTTATTGATACTCTTCTTAACGGGGATATACATCAGTATAATGCAGATGTGTTAACCAAAGTCTTAGCTGACATGGGTATAGTACATGAAGTCAAAAGATCAAATGCTAAACGAGTATTGTATGCTTTCTTGTTTGGGGCTTCAGGAGCTAAACTTTGGAGCTATATCTTTGGTAATTTAGAAGAGAAGCAAGGCAAGAAATTAAAAGCTGGTTTTCTTAAAGCCGTACCTGGATTTAAAGCCTTACTAGAAAAGTTAGAAAGTATCTATGGCAAAACATCCCAATTCGGTGATGGTTACATTCCTAGCCTTGCTGGTAACCGTATTTATGTGGATTCCTTTCATAAGTTGCTTGTGTATCTGTTACAGTCTGCTGAAAAGATTACCTGTGCATCGGCTTTAATGCTAACTGTTGCAAATTTAGAAAAAGAAAAAATTCCATATAAACCGTGTATTTTCTATCATGATGAGATTGATTTCATGGTTCCTGAAGAATATGCTGAGCGAGCTGCTCAAATCGGTAAACAATCGTTTGCTGAAGGCCCTAAACTATTCGGAGTTACTATTATGGATGGTGGAGCTAAGATTGGCAATAACTGGTACGATGTGCACTAATGAATATTTTTATATTAGACTCAAATCCCTATAGAGCAGCAGAAATGCAATTTGACAAGCATATTGTAAAAATGGCACTTGAAACTGCTCAAATATTATCTACAATTAATGGAGGCCCTTACAAACCTACGCATGAAAAGCATCCTTGTGTAAAGTGGGCAAATGAATTTATAGGTAATTACAATTGGCTTGTCGATCATGGAATTGCTATTTGTAACGAGTATAAATATCGATATAATAAACAACATAAATGTGAAGATATTATTTATTCTTTAGAAGAGCCTCTTGTAGATATTCCAGAAGGGTGTTCACCTTTTGTTTTATGTATGCCAGATCAATATAAACAAAATCTTGCCGTAGATTCTTATAGAGCATACTATAAGTCAAAGGCTTCATTTGCAAAATGGACACGTAGGTCTCAACCAGATTGGTGGACATTATGACTGATCTAGATATTTATGCAGTGCATGTAGTTTTCCTTGAAAGAGGCTATTGGTCTAAATCTCATACATATAAGTCAAAAGAATTTATAGATCTTTCTAGTGTTGTTGTAGTGCCTACCAATGAGTTTTACTCTGTAGGTAAAGTGACAGGCTGTGAAAAAGGTTATAAATTTAAAGATGGTATTATGTATAAATCAATCACTCAAATTGTAAAGAAATAAATTATGTTAGATAAAACCGAATATTTGTTAATTTGTTTAGCAGAAGAACTTGGCGAAGTTCAAAAAGAAATTCACAAATGTCTTAGATTCGGATTAGATCATAAGCCATCAAATGAAACTACTACAAATTTTGACAGATTACTAATTGAATGGTCTGATGTTGTTGGACTACTCGAAGCTTTAAAAGAACAGAATGTTCATATACACTCAGATAATGAACAAGTCAATGCTAAATTGATTAGAACTGAAAAGTATTATGAAATTTCAAAGAAGTTAGGTGTTAGCAATTAGGAGCTAAAATGACGATAAAGTATCGTGGTGAAAATTTTGAAGGCTACAATGAGCCTAAGGAGACGCCTTCGCATCCTAACAAAAGCCATGCAGTGTTAGTTAAAGAAGGTGAAAAGATTAGACTAATTCGGTTTGGTGCTCAAGGTGTGTCAGGCTCTCCAGCAAAAGAAGGAGAATCAGAAGCTGCTAAATCAAGACGCTTAGCCTTTAAAGCAAGACATTCAGAAAATATTGAAAAAGGAACTATGTCAGCGGCGTATTGGGCAAATAAGGTGAAATGGTAATATGACAATAGCAATAATTGATGGAGATGTTTTATGTTATCAAGCCTGCAAATCTAGATGGGAAAAGAAAGCTAGAGTCGAGGATGGCGTCTCATTTGTATCGTTAGATGACGATGGCAAAAGAGTGTCTTTAGAATGGACTAAAGAAGAAGACAGATATTATTTAGAAGAGTCTTGGGAAAATTTAAAGAAAGACTTACAGACACTGCTAGATACGCTTTACTGTACTGAATTTTTAATGGCTGTAAAAGGTCCTGATAATTTTAGAAATATGCTCTATCCTGAATATAAGTTAAATAGGCATGCTGATCCAAATAAACAAAACCATTTTGTACCAGTACTTAGAAAATTAGCTGTAGCTGAAAATCTTGCAGTAGAGTCTAATGGCAGAGAAGCTGATGATTTAATGCGTATTTGGGCAGAAGAATGTAGAGCAATTGGTCAAGAATATATTATATGCTCTATAGATAAAGATTTAAAATGCATCCCAGGTAAGCATTGGCTAATGCATAAAAAAGCTTTTTTAGATATCTCTGAAGATGAAGCTAAACGACATTATTATCAACAACTATTAAAAGGAGATCCAACAGATAATATACCTGGAGTGCCACGTGTTGGTGAGGTAAAAGCTGAAAAGATTTTAGCTCCATTTAATACAGAAGAAGAATTTCAAGAACAAGTAGTTGAACAATACTTAATTGCATATGGTGAATTAGAATGGAAAGATTATTTGCTTTCTAATGGTAAAATGATTCATCTCCAAAAACATAAAGATGACTACTTTAACTTTGAGCTATGGCCAATTGTAAAAGAATTAAGTTAGAGGTGTATAATGAAATTTTCAGGAGAAATACCTATAGCCTTAAATAATACTTTATTTGTAAGAGAAAATGGGCATTGGCACTTTGAAGAGAAAATGGGTATAGGTGTAGGTTTTATTTATGTGATTAGAGACAATACGCTTGAAAGATTTTATTTAGGTAAAAAACTATTTTATGGAACAGGTGTTCAAAATAAAGGCAAAGAGTCTAATTGGAAGAAATATACATCATCTTCTAAAGTATTAAATGAGCTGTTAAAGCAAAGACCTAAAGACGAATTTGATTTTGTTTGCTTAGAGCAATACAAGACAAAAGGTACACTGTCTTACTCAGAGACTTGGTCTCTTTGTTTAGTAGAAGCTCCTACTAAAAAAGAATGGTATAATACTTTAATAGAAAAGGTAGCTTGGCCTGTAAAAGAGCCAATTACAGACAGGCATAAGAAAAGACTAAAGTTAGTAATGGACTGGCATAATTTTAAGGAATAATATGTGGTATATAAAAATATTAGGGCAGCTGTTAATACTAGTAGGAATTTGTTTTTCTATTTATTCAGTACTATTAGGGCTTTCTGAAAAAGAAATCACAAGCGCTGGTGCATTGTCAATCTCAATTGCACTTCTATTAATTGGTACTATTTTTAATCAGATAAACAATGGGAATAGTAACAAAAAAGAATCTAGCATGTCTGAGTAAAGCTTGTAACTCTTCAGATGCTAGACAACTATACGAAGATCTAACATCATTCTGTTTCTCTTGCAGAAGCTTCTTTCCTAAACAAGAATCTGAGGAGTTTGAAATAGAAACTGTTAAAACACCAAATTTCTTTAAAAAGAAGATGTCTACAATTGAAGAAATTGAAAAGTACCCGGTTAGAGGCTTTAAAGAAAGAGGCATTACTAAAACAGTTGCTGAATTCTTTGATGTAAGAGTCTCTTATGGAGAAGATGGTGAAATAGATACACATTATTATCCATATGATGATAATAAAGCATATAAAGTAAGAGAATTACCAAAACAATTTTCTTGGGTTGGTAAGTCAAAAGGCTTGTTTGGCCAGACTAAATTTAACAATTCTGGAAAAAGATTAATTATCACAGAAGGTGAAATAGATGCCTTAAGTGTAGCACAAGCTAGCTATGATAAATATAAAAAGATTTATCCAGTAGTTGCATTGTCCTCATCAGTAATGACTAAATCAATTTTAGAAAATAGAGATTGGATTAGATCATTTCAAGAAGTTATTTTGTGTTTAGATAATGATGAAGCAGGCAAAAAGGCAACTGAAGAATCAATTAGATTAATTGGAATTGATAAAGTAAAAATTGTAAAACTTCCATTAAAAGATGCAAATGAAGTTTTATTAAAGTTTGACAGCGCAAGATTAATGCAGTGTTTGTTTGATGCTGCACCTTATGTACCAGCTGGTATTATTGGTAAAGAAGAGCTTTGGGAAGCGCTACAAAACTATAATAGTACAGCATCAGTACCTTACCCTAAATGTTTAGATGGTATTAATACTAAACTTAAAGGTATGAGAAGCGGTGAAATTGCATTGTTTATTTCTGGTACAGGTAGTGGTAAATCAACAGTATTAAGAGAAATAATGTTGCACTTATTAGAGTCAACAGAAGATAAAATAGGTGTAATAAGCTTAGAAGAATCGCCTGCAGAAACTGCTAGAAAGTTAGCAGGTATGGCTTTAAATAGAAACCCTGCAAAAGACGAAATTCCAATTGAAGAATTAAAAATTGGTTTTGATAAAGTATTTGAATCAAATCGTGTTGTGCTATTAGATCATCAAGGCTCAATAAACGATAATAGCATAGTAGATCAATTAGAGTATATGTGTTTAACAGGATGTCGATATTTATTTATTGATCATATTACAATTTTAGTTTCAGAAGGTGTTGAAAACTTAACGGGTAATGAAGCGCAAGACAGGGTAATGAATGACTTATTGCGCCTTGTTAAACGGCATCCTGTCTGGATTGGCTTAGTCTCTCATTTAAGAAAAGCACCAAATAACAAAGGCTCTTTTGAAGAAGGCAGATTGCCATCTATTGATGACATTCGAGGTTCTGGCTCTATTAAACAAATATCATTTGATATTATCTCCTTTGCAAGGAATTTAACAGCAGACAGTGAAGCTGAACGAAATAGCATTAAAATGCGAATTTTAAAATCAAGGTATACAGGTCTTACAGGTAATGTAAAAGGTGCACATTACAAATATGAAACAGGTAGACTTGTAGCCTCTAATGCTGATGTTGAGGAGTTTGTAACGCTATGAAATACATTAAGTGGGTTGAAGAATATTCAAATAAACCACCTATAGATGTTATTTGTCAAATGTCTGTCGATGACGCAATTATGTTACAAAAAGCAAAAAGCAAGTTGAAAGGTTTAATTTACGAGAATGATGAAGCTGCTTTAAAAGACTTTATCATTATACGATTTGCAGCAATAATTGAAAGTAGAGAATGAATGAAATTGAAACACCCTGGTCAACTGTTGGCTATTTAACATATAAAAGGACTTATTCAAGACCTTTAGAAGACACAGATAAAACAGAAGAATTTCAAGATACAATTCAAAGAGTATTAGAAGCTTGTCACAACCAACTAAATGTAGGTTTTACACAAGATGAAGAAGATAGGCTTAAAGAGTACTTTTTAAAGTTAAAGTGTTCTGTAGCAGGCCGTTTCTTGTGGCAATTAGGAACAAAGACAGTAGATCGTCTAGGCTTAGCATCTTTACAAAATTGTGCATTTACAGTGATTGACAGTCCTATTCGTCCATTTTGTTGGGCAATGGATATGCTTGCACTTGGTTCAGGTGTAGGCTATAATTTACAAAAGAAAAATATTGACAAACTACCAGTTGTTCGTGATTGGTTTACAGCACCTACAAGAGTAGATAACGGTGGTGCAGATTATATTATTCCAGATTCAAGAGAAGGTTGGGTTCAGTTTTTAGGTAAAACACTTAAAGCTGCATTCTTATCTGAAAGAAAAGAAAAGGGTACATTTACTTACTCAACTCAGGCAATAAGAGGTAAGGGCGCACCAATCAAAGGCTTTGGTGGTGTAGCTTCAGGCCCAGAAGATTTGTGTTGGGGTATCTCTAAAATTTCAGAAATATTAGAAAAGCGACGCGGTCGAAAGATTCGTCCTTTAGATGCATTAGATATTATGAACATTATTGGCCATATTATTGTGGCAGGTAATGTAAGACGCTCTGCTCAAATTGCAATTGGTGATCCTGATGATGTTGAGTATTTACTTGCAAAACGATGGGATATGGGAAGTATTCCTTCTTGGCGTGCTATGTCTAACAATAGCGTGGCTTGTGATGACATAACAACACTTCACGAATATTTCTGGGACGGCTATGAAGGTAAAGGCGAACCGTATGGATTGATTAATCTTGAACTTTCAAGAAAAATCGGAAGACTTGGCGAGACTGAATACCCTGATCCAGAAGTAATGGGGTATAATCCGTGTGCTGAACAATCACTTGCTGCTTATGAAACGTGCTGTCTTGCAGAAGTGTTTTTGCCAAATGTTGAGAGTAAAGAAGAATTTTTAGATATTCTAGAGCTACTTTATAGGATTAATAAACACTCTTTAACTTTACCATCTCATCACCCAGAAACAGAAAGAATTGTTCATAAGAATATGAGAATGGGCATTGGCCTCACAGGTATTCTACAAGCAACTCCTGAACAAAATTCATGGATGAGCGATGGTTATGAATATCTAAGAGACTTTGATAACCGATATTCAGAGCTTAAAGATTTCAATCCAAGTATCAAATTAACAACTGTTAAGCCATCAGGTACACTTTCTCTGTTGCCAGGCGTAACTCCAGGTATTCATCCTGCTTATGCTCAGTTTATGTATCGTCGTATTCGTATTGCAGCAGGGCATAGTTTAGTAGATGTATGTCGTAATTCAGGTTATCCTGTAGAATACGTTAAAAACTTTGACGGATCAGATGATTACAATACAGTAGTTGTAACATTCCCATTTAGTTATCCTGTTGGAACAAAACTAGCTGCCGAAATGACAGCTTTTGATCAGCTTAAGGAAATTAAACGACTCCAAAAAGATTGGTCAGACAATAGTGTGTCTTGTACAATTTATTACAGGAAAGAAGAGATTCCTGCAATTAAAGAATACTTAAAAGAAAATTATAAAGATAATCATAAGAGCTTATCTTTCTTGTTACATTATGAACATGGTTTCGCTCAGGCACCTTATGAAGAAATCACAGAAGCTGTTTACAATGAACTTGTTTCAAAGACTAAAGTTATTTCTTCAATTGCATCAGCAGAGTTTGATAGTAATGATGAATGCGCAACAGGCGCTTGTCCAATTCGATAAAACTTAATATAAGGGTAGCCACGATGCTACCCTTTTAAATTGAAAGGTATTTATGAATTTTAAAGAAGCTATAGAAAAGTATGTGAATACAGATAAGGCATTTGTAGAAAAGATTACAAATCCTCTTTATGGGCCAGTCGATGAAAAGAAAATGACTGCTATTTTACTAAACAGGACTAAGCTATTATCAGATCTTGTAGTCTTTGCTTTAAATGAATTACAACATCGTGATGACTTAGAGAATAAAATTGAACAATTATAAAAAACAAATTAAAGATTTTATTTATGAACTTGAATGTGAACAAATTAAAACACCAACTTTTAGAGAAGATTTATTAAAAGCTTTAAAAGCTGTTAGACTTTTGTTAAATTCAAAAAATAGTATTGAATACAAAACAGAAATATTTGGAAAGTATAATATAGCTCCTTTGAGATTATATTTTAAAAACAATCTTAAAGATATTGCAACACTGACAGTCTATAGTGATACATTCACTCAATACAATGATTTCTGTAAAATAAATTTAATTAAGAAGGATTTAAATGAGCATCACATTTAGTCTTGATAAACATGAAAGGTACATACTTGTTAAAAATGAAGAATTTAATAAGTATGACCCAGAAAACTCTCTATTTAATCCTCGCTTTGTTAAAGAGGCAATGTATCCTACAATAAACGTTTCAAACAGCAACGCATTTTTTCTATTAAAAACGTTTGATATGATTGAAAGCATATCATCAAATAATTATTATCATGGCATAGTTGAATTTAGTAAACTACCACAACTACTTGAAAAACTTGAAAGAATAGAAAACGAATTACTGTGGAAAAAAGAAGGAGAAATAACTGATCAGATGTCATATGCTAGTCGGAAATTAAATAAATTTAACAGACTAGTGAGATACGCGATTGCATTAGAAGACAACATTGCTTGGGCTTAATCATGGACAATAATTTTGAAAAAGACTTAACTACTTTTGTAAATTATCATGGCATTGATGCAAAACTTAATTTGCCAGATTATGTTGTAGCTAAGCATATTGTTAGGTTTATCCATCTCTTAAGAGACTATGATAATGACTTGTCTAATCATTATGATGGTGCAAATAACCAAGACATTTTTGAATCTATGGATGGAGATCATTCATCAGCGTTATCTTCTGCAGGTTGGGGCACAGATGAGGACTATGGAGATGGAGAACGGCTTTGACAGCATTAACAGGAGATGCAATTAAACTCTATCAAATGAGAGTATTAATAGCAGCGCTTGAACTTGAAATAAAAGGTATGAAAAAGACTGGAAGATCTGCATATACTATTATAAAAGAACAATTTAATTTGCAGGGAAATAGAAAGTCTGTCTTAAATCAATTGAAAGAAATTTATGTTCAAGCCAATGTTAGCGCCGGGTGAAGATCCGTTATCATTTCCTGACTATTTTAAAAAACTTCAATATCCTTTATTGTGTTCACCTAAGTACGACGGTATTCGCTGTATCATTAAAAATAGATATGCAATGTCTAGAAGCTTTAAAATATTGCCTTCATATCAAGCACAAATAGAATTTAAAGACTATGAGCATTATGATGGTGAGTTAATTGAAGGTAACTGCACTGACTTTGATGTTTATAATAGAACACAAAGTCATGTAATGTCAGAGAACAAACCAGGTAATCTTACATATTATGTATTTGACTATACACATCCAAATTATTTGCATAAGCCTTTTTATGAAAGATTAGAGTATTTAGAAAAAGTTCTTGGCACTCAAATTCAAGTTAAATTAGTTCAGCACGAGTATATTGAAAACCATGAAGAGCTAGTTAAATATGAACAAAAATGTCTTGTAGAAGGTTTTGAAGGCATCATGATGAGGAATCCTGTAGGCCACTATAAGCTAGGTCGAGGTACATTTAAAGAAGGTCTTATTTATAAACTTAAACGATTTAAAGATTCTGAAGCAATGGTAGTTAATATTCTACCTATGATGGAAAATCACAATACACTTGAAACAGATGAATTAGGTTATGCAAAAAGATCTTCAAGTAAAGCAGGACTAATTGAAGGAGATATTGCAGGTAAGTTTCAAGTCTTGTACGGCAATGATATCTTAGATGTTGCACCAGGCAGCTTGAACCATGCACAACGAAAAGAAATTTTAGAAAATAAGTATAAGTATATTGGCAAGCATCTTAAGTTTAGATATTTCTTGCATGGAATTAAAGATAAACCACGATTTCCAAGAGCACTTGGTTTTAGAGATTTAATGGACTTGTAATGCTAGAAGAAAATGAAGATGATATTAAAGAATTTTTAGTTAATTACCCAGAGGAAATTAAAAAACTTCTAAACACGAATATTAGTACTTTTAAAGTAAAAGGTAATATTATAGTGGTTGAAATAACAAAAGAAAATATTAAAAATGATAAGGAGTAATATGAACCCATTAATGAGAAGCCTTGTAGAGCAGGCTAAAGATTATGCAACAGAAGAAGCTAAAAAATCTAATAATTTAATTTCTACAATGGATTTATTTTCTGAATACTTAATTGAGCTAGTAGTAATGGAATGCAGCACTCGATGTTTTACTTTAACTGATCGAGAAAGATTTAAACGTGCATTTCAATAGAAAATTAAAAAGAAATGAGTAAACACTGCAAGAGCTGTGTATATCATAATACAGGTGCTTTTAATACTAAATATGCAGATTGGTGTTGTAAACATTCTAACACTGCTAAAAAGTCTAAAAGCATCTGTATTATTCAAAATAGCAAGGAATTAAAGAAATGAATAATCAAATTGAAGAACTTGCTAAGCAAGCTGTTATTAATATTAACTATCCCTTGGTAGATTCTACTGATACCATTATTTCTGACAATTGGGAAGAAACAATTAGTTTAGAAAAATTTGCCGATTTGATTATCAAAGAATGTATGATGTGTGTTAAAGAAGTAGTAATTCCTATTACAGCAGATACTATTGAAGAGAAAATCAAAAAGTATTTCGGAGTTGAATAATGAATGAACGAATTAGCCAAACGAAACGCCTTGAGATAGCCAATATCTGCTATGCCAATGTGGCTGGATCGTTTGCCGCATTCACTAATCCCAAATACCGTGGGCCTAATTTCAGTTGGGAATGGTTCATTGACTGGTGCGAGAAGTCTGCTAAGGATTGGATGTTTATCCACAATGTCAAAGGGCATAAAGAAAGCATCAAGGCTAATGCTACACAGGTGGCTAGGGAAATTGCTGAGATGTTAGTTAAAAGGATGTCAGAATGAACAAGACTATTCAGAAACTCGCTGATCAATGTCGCACAGAATACCATAATGGTTATGGTGGCTTTACTGAACAATTTGACGAAGAAAAGTTCGCCAAGTTGATTGTTCGGGAATGTATTCAATTTTGTGGTCATCCTGACAGCATTCGTGTTAAATCAATGAAGAGCCATTTTGGGATTGATGATGAACAAGCGAATTAAAGAACTTGCTGAGCAAGCAGGCATAAATCTTGAAAGAGATGGAGTTACATATTGGATAGACAATGTTAATTTAAAAATGTTTGCTAAATTTATTATTGCTGAATGTGTATATATTGCTACAAAAACAGACAAACAGACTGATATTGCTCTGGAAATAAAGGAATTTTTTAAATGAGTTTCAAGCAAGATGCTGTTAGAGAATGGGTTTGGACAGTAGGAAAAGATCAAAAAGATCGACAATGGATATCATCTGATTATGATACATGGGAGAGAAATCCACACTACTCTGGACCAGAACAAAAACATCCTGAAGCAGATTATGAAGATGAAGAGTAATAACGGCAATCTACAAATGTGCGAGTCACTATGAATAAAGTACAAATTGCAATGTGGGCTCTTATCAATCATTTAGAAGGAGCCTATGAAAGTAATAAAGATAGTACAACTTTTTACTTAAAGCGGCTAAGAAAAGCTATTGATGAAGAATCAATAGAGAAAATTAATTTACAAAATAGCTCTGACTTTCCAAAGTGTAAAGTATGTAATTTATCCGGAAGCCAAACAAATCATTACGTTTGTATTTATGCAGATTGTCCTTCAAAAGTTTCACTTACTTACTAGGCTAGACAATGACTGGAATGAAGGCCTCTACAATTAAACTTATTTTAGATAAAAAGTTAGATAACTGGATTGAAACAATTAAAGATGAAACTCTAGCAAATCAAGTAAAGCAAAACGTAATTGTGTCAGGCGGAGCCATAGCTTCAATGCTTCAAGGCGAGCAAATCAATGATTACGATCTTTACTTTAAGAATTATGAAACTGCAAAAGCTATTGCAGAATATTATGTAAATGAGTTTAATATTAATAAAGGCAAATTAAAAACTAAAAATATAATTTCAAGTTGTAATCCAGTAGTTCGTGAAGAAACTATTAAAAATATTAAAAATGAAGATGAAAAAAGAATTATCATTTACATGAAAAGTTCAGGAGTAGCTTCAGAGACACAGTCTGAATATGAATACTTTGAATCAGCTACCGAAGAATCTGCAAGTAATTTTATTGAATCACTTTCTTTAAAAAATGCTGTAGACGTTACTGAGGGATTGTTTGAAGAAACTAGAAACAAAAAGAATAAATACAGTCCAGTATTTTTATCAGACAATGCAATTACACTAACAGATAAAGTTCAATTAATAATTAGATTTTATGGAGAGCCTGAAGATATTTTAAAGAACTATGACTTTGTTCATTCTATGTGTTTCTATGATTATGGAAAGAATAATTTACAATACCACCCAGAAGCATTAGAATCAATTCTTTCAAAAGCTCTATTATATCGTGGTAGTCTGTATCCAATTGCTTCTTTGTTTCGTATTCGAAAGTTTATTGCAAGAGGTTGGCGAATCACAGCAGGTCAAATGCTTAAAATTATTTGGCAAATTAAAGATATAGACCTTGAAGATTCTAAAGTATTACGTGAACAATTAATTGGAGTAGATCAAGCATATATGTATCAACTATTACGTGCTCTTGAAAACAAAGAAGGTCGAGTAGATTCGACTTACATTGCAAAATTGATTGATGAGATCTTTGAATGAAAAAGATTAAAAATACAGCACAAATTAAAGATAAACCACAAATTAAAAATAAACCGCAAGTAGGTGAAACATGGGCTACTTCAGGTGGAGATCAATATACTATAATTCAAATTAAAGACTTTGAAAAACATGCAATTGTAGCCATTGATCGAAAGAAAAGAATGACTACATTTACAGAAAATGGCAGCTTTCTTGAAGATAATTATCCTCATCCATTTGATTTGATTGCTAAAGTATGATACCTAGAGAAGTTACTACAAATGATGATTTTGTGCATTGGATTATGAATTATTCAAAACATGGTGCAATGGCTCAAGTGTTTGTAATTGAAGCTATTAGACATTATTGTGAAATTATGTCAGCAAAAGAAGCACCAAAAAGTGATCCTGCTCAAATCATTGATCCTAGACTATGGTATGATCTTGCTGTAGAAATCGGTGAAAGCATAGAAGAAAAGTACAATACTTCAAAAAATAAAAGTTAAAAATAATCACTTTAAAACAGACCCAGGTGCACTCGCCGCTCGGCAAGACATCAGGGCTTCTCTAGAAGTTAGCAGTGGCAACTAGGCATCTTTCTGCACGTCTGTGCGACTTTTTAAAGGACTATCATGTGACCTTCCGACGTTAGAACCCGTTAACTTAACCCTAAAAGTTTATATCAAAGACACACGCAAGCCACTTGCGTTAAAAGTGGTATATTATCTGGTAACAATATGTTACTAACCATTAAAGGAAATTAACTATGTCATTCGAACTAAAGCAAGTATTTACCACTCCCGATGGCAAAACCTTTGACACCAAAGCTGAGGCTATTAACTATCTTCGTCGTCCTAAGATCGAAGAGGCGTTGAACAAAGTCACCGGCAACAACAAAGAGTTGTCAACTTGGCTATTGGAAAATCAGGAAACGGTAGAAATTGCGTTCGAAACCGGCACGATTCGTCGTGTCACTAAAGTAGAATCAAACAAGCTGTCAAAAGCGCTTGACGCTCTAAAAGAAATTCATGGCAACACCAAGATTGCTTTCTTGCAAGAACATGCATCTGCAATTCTAGAATCATTCCGCTGGCCAAGTGTCAAGCGTATGGATGAGGCTGAAAAGTCTACAGCCGCACGTAACAGTCTGGTCGCTGCTAGCGATAATGAAGATCTAGCAAAATGGATTATTGCTAACAAAGATGCCGTTCTAGCTTGTTACGAAGCAGGTGTAGAGAAGCGTCAAGTTAATCCTAAGGCACAAGAAGCTCTAGCAGCTTATCGCGCCAAGAAAGCTGCTGAAAAAGCTGCAGCGTAATAGATAAGATAGGTTTGCTAATAAAACAAAGGTGGTATGTAGTTAATAGTGTCTGTTAACACTATTAGCGAGGACCGGGATTCCTTGCTGACAACATCAGCTTTTATGACGGCAGGCCATTATCTTAAGACCTTGGCATGTCTTTAAAAGGCTAGTAAAAACGAATTATTTCGTTTATTCCCTTTCAAGTTTTGTTAATACATTTTAGAATGTGTTGGCATTACTCGAAAGGGATTTTTTTTAGGGCCTGTAGCTTAATCGGTGAAAGCAGTGTCCTCATAAGACATTGAGTCTCGGTTCGAACCCGAGCAGGCCCACCATAATTCATTGGTCGCTGGTTCGAGCCCAGCACCGCCTACCACTTTAACAAAGTAATCTACTAAAAGCACGAGTGGCTAAATAGTAGTTATTAGCTAATATGATGGCACTAATTTATCAGTGCCATTCTACTATTGCAATTATCTTAAGAGCAAAGGCTAAAGCTTAAGGAGAAGCCCTTGGAAGATGTTAAATTTAAGCGACATGTTAGATTTAAAGCTATTCAATTTAAATACGACTCATTAGATTCTATTAAAAGTTCTTTAGGACATTCTCTATTTTCTTGGGGCAAATGGGATAAAGTTGGTTGGGCAAATATTGAAAATGTGTTTGTTGTAGAGTCTGAATGGATAATAAGGATTGAAGACCAAATTTTTATTTATACAGATTCTGAATTTAATAAAAACTTTGAGATTTGTAATGTCTAAAGACTATGATGTAACCTCGACGGAAGCACGTCGAGAAATGACAGCAAAATTAGTTAGTGCTATGGGCAATAAAAAATTTTGTCCGTATTGTAGAAAAGACAAACCTCTAGAGACAGGCACAAAGCTTAAGTACAGCTGGCTTTGTAAAGACTGTGGAAGCAAGAGGAAGGCTAATGAATCCGCAAGAGTTAGAAAATAAAATCTTAAGAGAAGAAGTAGAAAGACTAACTAAATGTATTTTCTTTGAACAACATTGGTTTAGTAAACAAAATGATCATGGCCCTGATTGTCAATATTGGGGTCCAGCACACTATCAATGTTTATTAGAAGAGTACATAAGACTTCTTAAGGAAAGGAATGGAAAATAATCTAATAAACACGCTTCAGCTAGCATTAAAAGCTTTAAAACTTCACAATGAAGCTTTTAAAGAGTTTTCTCAAAGTGAAGAAAAAACTTGGAACCCTGAACACCAAGTTGAATATAGAACATCAATATTAGCAATGAGAGAAATTAACACATTGCTAAGAAAGACATATTGTTGTAAATTAGCTTGGCAAAAAGCTAAAGATGCAGCATGGCAAAAGGTAGAAAAGAATTGTAATTGTGAACATTATCATTATTGTGATATTTGCTATCCTAGAGAATTTAGAGATGGCGGTAAATGGCATTCCTATAAAGGTTAATGATGGATTTCGATTCGTATCTTTTACAATTAAATTTAAGTAAAGAGTTAAATGTACTTTTAAAAGAAACTTGGAATGCTGCAGTAAATTATGAAAAACAACGTTGCTTAGCTATTTGCGATAAATGGGCAAAAGCTAATTGGATATATGTTAATGGAGCACTTCAATGTGCTCATAGTATTAAAGAAGAATAAGTTCAGTTTGTAAGGAATATTTTAATGTTTAATTGCCATAAATTGTTTATTAACAATAGAATTTTTGCTGTGTTTCATACAAGAGGCCAAGCTGAGTTTATTTTAAGATTATTAGAAGAAGGTGGTTCAGTTTATGAATCAGAAATACGACCTTCTTTTATTGAAAATATAGGATTTTAAATAAAAGCCTGAGTGGTGGAATTGGTAGACACAGCAGACTTAAAATCTGCCGATGTAACAGTCGTACGGGTTCGAGTCCCGTCTTAGGCACCAAAACAAGATTATGCACCAAAAACAAGCTTATATACTAAAGTAACTATTGTTTCTATAATTTAAAGGACTATTGAAATGCCTAAACTTAATCGTTTTGTAATCGAAAATGATCGTGTATTTATGCTAGTAACCCCAGTTAAAAGCTTGTTTCAGTCGGGTCTCATTCACGATGTTATAACAAAAGGTCGGCAGTTTGCAGTTGACATGAATACAGGTGAATTGACTATTGTCGATATGCTTGTAGCTAAACCACCTGCTAAACAAGTGTTAGAAGAATTAACATTTGTTAGTCCTGCTAATGCAAGAAAACGTCTTAGTTTAGACTTTGAAACTGCAATAGTTCAGATTGCAGATGAGTATGAATATGGTGTTAAAGCTGGTCACGTTGAGTTTAAATTATCTTCAAATAATTTTGTATCAGTTATCTGGCGAAATAAAGAGTCTTTCTCAAGTTTTATTAATCGAGTAAAAGAAGCTTATTATAAGCTTTTTGATCATACGCATGAATAAGAAGCATCAAGTAACAGCAATTATTAGAGATAGAAGAAATCAAATTTTAAGTGTTGGTCAAAACAGTTATATTAAGACACATCCTTTGCAAGCTATGTATGCAACTAAGATGGACCAACCACAAAAGATTTATTTACATGCTGAGATTCATGCAATAACAAGATGCAAAGATTTAAGTTTAGCCTATAAAATAGAAATATTCAGATACAAAGAAGATGGTACTCCGGGATTAGCTAAGCCTTGTAAAATATGTCAGGAAGCATTAAGAAAGACTAACATTAAGATTATTGAACATACTTAAATTTATTAAGTCTATTATGAAACTAAAACCATTTAAATGTGTATCTTGTAATGAAACTAGAGAACATCTTTTCCCTAGAATGGGAGGTACAAAACGTCACAAAAGCAAATGTAAAGCTTGTCGAAATATAGAAGAGTTAAAAAAGTATCATGAAACTAAAGTTGATAAAAAAGAAAAAATTATCAAATATCGAGAGAATAGCAGGCTTGCTGTTAAAAAAATAGTTGAATCCGAAACTTTTGAAATTGGATTAACTAAATTCTGTCATACTTGTAAGTGTATTAAAGAACATACAGCTTTTAATAAGAATAGAACTCAACGTTCTGGATTAGAGACAATGTGTAGGGAATGTAAAAATGTCTATAGAAGAGCTTCTTATGCAAAGGATCCAGAACATTATAGACAAATAGCTTTGAGATATTATCACAAAGATCCAATAAAACGATCTAAAACACAGAGGGAGAGTATTAAAAAGAAAGAGTATCAAGAAAAATTAAATTTATATAATACCTTATTTTTATCAACGCCTTATGTTAATAAAATGGTAGCGAATTTATTTCCAAATTTAAAAGCAAGTGATATTCCAGAAGAAATCACAAAAGCATATCGTCGTACTATTGAACTTAAAAGGATCTCAGAAAATGTCTAAAGCAAAACTTATCAATGTTACGGAAGTCTACTCTCTTGTTGGAACAGTATTGCGTGGTGCTTGTGCTGGTAGGATTAATAACGAGGCAGCGAAACATATCTCATCTTTGGCAAAAGTTGTAATTAGAAATGCAACTGCTGAAATCAGCTATGCAAAACTGCAAAAAGGCAAAGTTAAAATCGCATATTTTGAGCCGCAAGAAGCGTCAAAAGACTAACATTAAGATTATACTTGAATAGGAGATACTGTGAAGAAGGTTATCAGAGATGGGAAGGTTGCTGTAATCTTCTCTTTCAATTTCGGTGCAGGTTGGTATAGCTGGCATGGAATTGAAGAGTTGTTGTTTGACCCAAACGTAGTTAAAATGATTGAAGACGGAGAAAGTCCTCATAAATACTGCGAAGAACTTTACAAGGGTATTTACATTTCAAGCGAGCTTAACTTAGCAATTGCTTGGATACCTGAAGGCTCTGAGTTTTATATTGACGAGTATGATGGCCGAGAAGAGATCATATTCAAAGAGTCTCAGAGTTGGCTTAAAGCTTAACATTAACAACTGCCCATAGCTCAGTAGGATAGAGCAACAGCCTTCTAAGCTGTAGGCCGATGGTTCGAATCCATCTGGGCAGGCCATTATTAGATCTACAGAAAAATTATCTAGAAATATCAACTTGATTTTGTCCTAGGAGAATAAAATGAAATATTTAGTTGAAGTAGCAGATGCAAATCATGTATCCTTGCAAGAAGTAAATGCAAGAGGAATACCAGAAGCCCGTAGAGAGGCTCGCATTGCTCATATAGCAATGTACAAGTATCAGGCAAGACCGGGGTTAGGAATGACCGAGCTGCCAACGGAAATTTATACAGATATCGTAGAATCATTTGAGTAAGAAATCCTCCTCTCCTCTTATGAGGGGAGGTTTTATTTTACGGAAATAACGGTATCTTATATGATAACCAATAGGGGTTATCATCTAGCCCAAAAGGGATCTAGTATGGCTATCGCCAACTCCGCCACCATCTCGCTCAACGGCATGAGCACCACTCCCATCCTAGAATGGGACGACGTAGCCCGTCCGGGCTACACTCTCGCCGTGTTCGTTTCTGACGAGCATGGCTTCGCCTTCGGTGAGATTACTCCCGAAGGAACCTTCGTTCAAGATTGTGTTTCGGAGTCCTGGAAGGACATCCGTTACACCTTCGAGGTCTCGAAGGCGTACCGCCAAAGAGAAATCTTTGGTCTCAACCAGCTGGACTACTTAGTGGGACGGCTGTGAGAGCCTTCTCCCCTTTGAGGGAGGAGTGTCTGATTATCCTTAAAGAGGGCGACAAATACGTCGTTCTTTTTGAGGACAGTCGTCTTGAAAGGTCTGAGCATGCGAATTTTGAATCTGCATATAAGACCTTTCAAGAAAAAGCCCTTCACGAGGACAGGAAATATCAGTACCTCGTGAACAAACGGATGGCAGCTCTTGGTACTACGCATGAGCGTATAGAGCTGCTATTAAGAAAATCTGAGTAAGATTGTTGTGTCGGAGCTCTGTTTATAAAAGGGACGTTGAGGACAATAAAACTCCTTCAACTATCCCGCAGAGTGAATGTCACGCACAACAATCGAGGGTTTAAAAGTACCCGTCTTAGTAGGCCTGGGCACGCCTAATAAAGGCCCAACCCTTTTGTTCTAGCCCAAAGGAGGGTAAATATGATGACCAACGTCATCACGCAATACCGCATACTCCCACAACAAGGTGGTGGAGTATGTGTAGTAGGCACCTTTAAAGGGGCCTGTGTAGTTGTACCTAAGTATCAGACTACTCGGATTGTATCGGCGAAAGCTGGTATGGTTAAAACGGAGTCTGGTTCTATTTACACACTTCAGGACATGGAACCTGGAATGTGGCTGATGCAAATCAAGATGAAGCGGCCTTCAGAGGCTGCTAATCTTGAGAGGTACGGGTTGATCTGATCAACACCACACATGATGCCCTTAATTGGGTGTCATGTGTGTCTCTAGTAGGGGTTACTAAGAATTGCACTATCGACGCAGCCTACCGTTTAAACTCTGCAGTTGGTTAGGTAGATCTGATTAAATAAATCGGATGCCTGCAGAGATCGTAGTTATAGTGCGATTCTTAGTAAGTCCTGTCGACCACAGAGGAGAATATTGTGCACATGAATTTTTCAGAGAAAGATGGTCAAAAGTTTGCATATGTCCAAGGTTTAGTGGACATCAGCCCGGCAGCACTTAAAATGCTGCAGGATATGGGTATCAAGTTAGTTAAGAACAAAGAGCAAGGCGGGTGGGAGAGTTTTTATCTCCCCATGTCAGCAGCAACGCAATTTCTTCACGTAGCAGGAAGTCCTGCTACAAGGGGAGATCTTTTTCTTAAAAGTGAATCAGAATAAAGATTAACACCACACATGAGGCTTTAATTAAGTGTCATGTGTGTTTTCTTTCTTTTTTTTTT